CCCACCTCGGCCTCGAACTGAGGCTCTGATGGGTTCTGGCAGTTATAGAAGTGACTCATAGTTCCTCTTGGTCAAGGATGAAGTTGAGTCCATCGCGGAGAGCATCGAGGTCAGAGTATTCATTCATATCGTAGTCCGCTTGCCATAGAGTCCCGCCATCAGAAGTAAGAAGCAGTAGCGTCTTGCCCTCTGGTTCTACTACGTTGTCCACGTAGCAAGTCCGAAGGTGTCTCTGCGCCATCAGAGCAAGTAGCTGCGTGTCGGAGCGAGGTTCAAGCGTTGTCTGGATCGGCATAATATACTGATCCCCAGCTTCAAGTTGTCCAATACGAGCATCGGAGAATCTACCCCGTAGTCCCATGGTGGATACGATTTCATCTTTAGGCAGACCCACAGCGGGTCCATCTGGATAGGTGTGTATTTTTATTTTCATATGTTTAGTCGGTTGGTTTTTTGTAGGCACAGCTTTACTTAAAAAGTGTGCAGTAAAATTCGAGTAATATGTTGGATCATTCTAGTGCTATGTTAGAGTATCTAATTACCATAACTTACATCTGATTCCATATAGGCATACCCTAGCTTTCCTGTCAAGGAGAAGTTATGTAAGTCAATGAAGGACAAAGAGATTTAACTACTTTGAACGATTGACTATATGAGGTAAATTCAACCTACCCTTGGCGGCATAGTATTGATTTTCGTTGATCGTGCTATCCTCTAAAGCGTCCTTAAGATTCATGTGACTACTGCGGGCTAGCTTGTTGATCCGTTTCGCTTCNTCGTTTACCCTTTGGGTAACCTCGTCCTTTTTAGCCTTCAGCATCTTCGTGCTGTAGATGCCACGACGGACNGCAAGGTGACGTAGGGACTCAGGTCTACCTTCCCACGGAGTTCCCCTAGCCGCGTTGTTCCAACTCATACCCTCGCCTTCGACTCTCTTTATTACTAGCGTTAGCCAGTTAGCTTCAGCCTCTGGATCAACACAGATTTTCTGTCGGTTAGGTCTGCGTTCGACGGCATCGGTTATGTCCCCTGTCTTGAGGAGTTCGTGATATTTTTCTGTCATGGACTGGCAAAAAGCCAGCGCAGATTTTGCGGGTTCGTTATACATGTTTAGTTGTTGTTATTTGTTTTGCCGCGCAGTCTCGTTTGCGCAGTCTCGTTTTGATGCTACGAAAATTAATAGCTTTGTCTACTAAAAAAGCCCGCACCGGGTGAGGTGCGAGCTAGTGTTTTAGAATTGTAACCAGTAAAGGCCGTAGCAAAAGCAAACAATTGCCGTTGCCACGCTTGCCATCGTGCAGATGACAAAGATTTGGTCGTCGGATAGTTTCATAGGTAGTTTATAATGATTGATACCGCTAGCAGTATGCCGGCAATGATGATGCTCCAGAATACGATGAACGCACTCTCCTCCTGCTTGTCTGTTTTAACTAGCTTGTTGGTTTCTTTTTTCATGGTTCGATTATTGGTTATCTAGCTTGGTTATTAAGTCCTGCATTTTGATTAAGTCCTGCTCCGTTACTTCGCTTGGCTCGTCGAGCAAGCAAGCTATGTCAATGGACAGGTCGGCTATGATTTCGGTAATCGTTTGCACAGTATCTTTCACTTGACTTCCTCGCTTTCTAAAAACTCTCTCAGTAGTTCGCCAACTTTGTTTATGGCTTCCTCCTTAGCGTTTGCAATTAGATGCTCTAGATGGCCGCCTTCGGACCATTCTTTATGGGCCTCTAGACTATCGCAGAATTTTAATAATTCGTTTTTTGATATTACTTTCATAATTCTTATTGGTTCTTGTTAGTTTGACGGAGTGTCCGTCTACCCCAAAGCCCGCTCGACTCATAAGAGAAGGCGGGCAAGTGGTGATGTGCTAGGATTTAGAACATTTGCATTACGTAGCCGTCTGGCTCTTGCATTGATGAGGTTGATCCATATACTGGCAGAATCGTGGTTCGCTCTGCTAGTTCCTCGAAAGCCTGAGCGTCAGTCATTTTACCGAATACAGACTCGAATGGTTCGTGGTTGCAGAGAAGGTCTCTGGCGCATGTGTGGTAAGTGAAGTTACAAGCTAGGGCAATAGGGTCTAGCTCTAGCTCTTCCTCCATCTCCTCCTCGTATTGCTCTAAGTTTTCTACGAGAGTTGAAACAGCGTCGCGAGTCCAGTTTTTGAAGGCATCAAATGAGCCTAGTTCGTCGATTGCTTGTGTGGTTGTCAGTGTGCTTTTCATGGTGTGTTTTTGTGTGGTTGGTTCGTTGCGTTAATCGCTTCGATACAAACAATAAAGCATACTTCCCAAACCCAAACAAGCTTTTATTTCCAGATAGGTAAAGATAGTTGTAACCCCCTGAGTATCAACGGATCATTTTTCGGCTAAGTTCCGTGAAACGATACAATCGACGCTTCACGATACCCTTAAACAGCTAACCCATGGCAGACAGTCGGACTGACTCAACGGTGGACTGAGTAGCCACTATGGATGGATGAATGATGGCACTGAATCCTTTCCGTCACTGATAAAGAATTAATTCTCTCATACATAAGCAAACCCCAAGAAAGTGCGACTGGATGAGAGGCAGGGACTCCGCACAGTGGCAATCGGGTCACGTAACGGTGACTGCTGGCTGAGGGGGGGAGGGGGTCAGCAACATGCGCGACTAGAATCGTATATATCATCAGACACCCCTTTAAAAAATAGATGACTCATAAGCCATACCATCCGCATACTACCCTTGTATTACTAGGTAGGGTTACTGCTCTAATGCTCCTTTGTTCCAGCGAAGATTCCGGATTCTATGTAGCACGAAAACCTCTGTCAAGCAAAAAATGCAATTATTTTTGATCCAGGGAAAGAAAAACTTGACATGTGTCTAAGTACTTCCTATCAAAGACATAATGAGTACCCTAAACCCTACCCCTGATGAGATGCGACTGGACCTAATGTCCAGTATCTCTGAGAGTATTCAGGCCGTAAGCAGGGAGAAGGAAGTTCTGAAGGTCAATAGTCTAAGCCGTGGCAACCCAGGGAAGGTGGCTGAGATACTTTATCACTACGCTATGGGTGAGACCCAGACGAAGATTGTGAAGAAGTACAAGTTCAATCGGGATACGGTTATATCCGTGCTTACTGATTATGCTGACCACATAGGGAAGTTCCGAGAGGTAACTGGCCGACTAGCGGCCAGGAACTACTTGAACCTGTCCTCACTGGAAGAGGACCTCATTGAGAAAGTCCGTGGTAGGTTAGAAGGTGATCCGGAATTTGAGGTATCATTCCGTGACCTAAAGGAGCTATCCATTGCCAAGGCTAACGCAGGTAGGGAGGCTTTGACTGCTAGAGGTGAGGCTACACAAATCACGGAAGATAGAAAGGTCTTCACCCAGGATGATTACGAGGCTACGATCAAGGCAGCTAGGGATAGAATACAGGAGGCTAAGACAATAGAGGCGGAGGTTAAGGATGCCTAGATCAATTATGGATTCCAGCTATGACCCCATCTATGACCAAATCCGTGGGATACTCGGAGAACATTTTGAGAATTATTGTTTCATTGTGATGGATGACAAGGGAGAACTCTTCTTTGACTACAACCATCTGCCAGCTGGAAGGATGCTTTTACATGAGATGCAGCAAGAGATCAGTGAGGACAATATAGAGATTGAGTGGGAATTTGAAAGTGATCAGGACGATCCAGAGGAAGAAGAATGACTATTGAGTTCACAAAGCACCCAGCCCTCGAAGCCCCTACTGACGAGGAGATAGTTATCCTAGGTGAGGCGGACCCCAAGTTACTGGTTGCGCTGCACGAAGCCCACGAGGGTAGGATACAGTCAGCGGAGGAGGATCCACTTCGTCACGGATTTGAGTTACCAGGCTGGAGCAGGATGCGCGATGCACTGCAGGACTACGACGAGGTCATTACCTTTGGGGGGAACAGAAGCGGGAAGACAACGGGATGTGCTAAGATGGTCATGGAATCCGTGACCGAGAACATGGACGGACATGTAGTATGCTTCAGTCAAAATGCGGACACATCTATCAAGGTACAGCAGGCCGCAATCTGGGAGATGATGCCCAGAGAGTTCCGCAGGAAGACCAAGAGTATTGATGGTTACATTAACTTCAGTATGCAGAACGGGTTCACGGGCAGTTCCTTTATCTTCCCGGACACTCGGACTAGGGTGGACTTCAAGACCTATACCCAGTTCAGTAATAACCAAACCATCCTAGAAGGTTTTGAGTTCGGTTTCCGTAACCCTACAGGAACAAATATTGGGGCTTGGCTGGACGAATACTTAGGGGATGCTGCTTTGGTCAACACCCTACGCTTCCGTCTAGCGACCAGAGATAGTAAGATGCTGCTGGGCTTTACCCCTATTGACGGATACACACCATTTGTTTCGGATTACCTAAAGGGTGCTGAGACTCTCGAGACTAGGACTGCACCCCTGCTCAATGATGAACAGGTTCCCGTGATTCAATACAGCCCCGAACGAGATGCTGGTGTTGTTTACCTTCACTCCGACGAGAACCCCTTTGGTGGTTATGACCGCATAGCTAAGGAT